GCACTTGTTAAAGTTGTTGTCGCCTTAATTGGATGTATGTCGTAAAAAATACCACCAGAATAAGCATATAATATTCTATTTGTACCAAGAACTGCATACTTAATACCTGATGTATTTACAAAATGATGAATAGCAGTAGTTCTACCTGTAATTTGAACAGAGCCTAATTGTGACCAACCACCTATTTTTTCAGGTGTACCATATCTAAATCTAACATTATCACCTTCAACCCATTGGCTTTCACCACCTGTTGAGGTTACTTGTTTGTTAAATCCTGGTGCAAACTGTACTTTTTGTAACATATAAAAAACCTATTAATAATAAGGCAGGAGATAGTGTGGTGGAATCTCCCGCCATATTATTATATACAATATTATTTAGGTATTTTAAAGCCTTTATACCAAGCAGGCAACCCTAAAAATGGTCTCTTATCGTATAGATTTTCTTTAGCTGTTTTAGATGATGATTTATTATAATGTAAAAATACTTGTCCACAGTCCTTACCTGTAAATTCTTCTCGCCAATGTTCTAGTTCACAACCAGAATATATAAGCATGTCTCCAGGGTTAAGGTCAACTTTAATTCCAGCTTGACCTTTGTTACCTGTTGGATCTAGATAGATTGACCATGGATCACCACCTAGATTTAATGTTGTTGATATTTCACAAGAGTATCTATCTTTGTGTCTAGCTAACACATCTCCTTTTTTATAAATTCTAGCGTATGCATATGTAGGAGATAATTTTAAATTTGTATGTTTTTCCATAACAGGTTTTACTTGTTCTAATAAAGTTTCCATTGCAATGTCACTATAATGCGAATAGGTGTTTGGCACCTGTTGATCATTCCACACTCCAAAGTATTCTGTAAAAGGTGATATGTATCTTTGATTAAATAAAAATTTTGCAACTTTTCTTTTGTTTAAAAAATAATTATATACAAAATTAGCTATCTCTGGTGAGACTGCGTTTTTTAAAACAGAGTATTTATTTTTTTGGAACGCCGATTTTTTTAATGACATTTTTACCTTTCAATTGCATTTTAGATTTTAAAAAATTATCTATAAAATTTGGTTTATTTTTTAAAGGACTAGATTCTAATATAGTTTTAATAAAAGCTTTTTTCATATCTTTATTTTGCATTTAATACACTCTTTGGTATTGCTTGGCAGTTCCAATGTATAAATCTAAAAGGTTCATATCCCATATCAACAGTGTATTGATGAGGCATATAAGATGGAAAAAACATAGTTTTACCTGGTTTAATATTATACCAAACTTGTGAAGTAGCGTATGTTATTTTTGTTTTATCTTTTTCTGGTAAAAGGTTCATTACATTACCTGGTCTTGGATCTTCAAACAATGGCATAGAAGTTCTTTCACTTGCTTTTAAAAAATAAAAACCAGATATGTGTCCGTTCCAATGTGTGTGTAATGTATGATGACCTGCACCTTTTTTAGCAAACTCTTGCACCCATAATTCTGTAAGAACTACTGCATAATGTGTTAAATCAAATCCCATTTCAGTTAGTAAATTATGTGCAGTTGCACCAATATAATCTTGTAGTTCTTTAAAATTAGGATCATTTATTAATGATGTTGAATGAAAAACTTGACCCATATCACCTTTGTTACCAAATTTTTTATTACGTTCATCTATTGTTTTTTTTAAATTTTTTTTTGATAACTCAATATAAGGATCAGAAGCTTTATTTAATTTTTCAACAAAATTAGGTTCATCTGCATGCCATATAGGACAAGGAAATAAATCTTCTCTTGCTAATTCTTTTGGAAATATTAATTGTTGTTTTGTTTTTTTTGTTTTTTTTTTCATGTTTATCCTATTTAAATGGCCATCCTAGATTCCAAATAACCAAACTGTTTCTTTCTCCACTTTTAACTGGACACACTCTATGCCATACAAAACTAGGAAACACAACTAAAGATCCTTTTGGTAATATTTCAGTGCATTTTCTAATTTGTCTTTTTTTGTTTGGATCATTTTGTCTAAAATCAAATTCTAATTCACCACCTTTGTAATCTTTAGGATCTGATAAACTTACTGTTACCGATAATTTTCTAATTTTACCATGCACAGGATCATTTGGTCTATCATAGGGTTTATCCCAACTATCACAATGCCAATCATAAAATTGATTTTTTTTATATTTTGTAAATTGACAAGATTCAGACCAATCCCATTGAAAATTCCAACCTGCATTTTCATTTGCTTGATTAACATACGGCTGTATTTCTTTAAAAACCCAACGTTCATTCATCCAAACAACATCAGAATTTCTTTTTTTCTTTAAATCTACAATATCTTTTTTCTTTAATTTTTTATCACCAAGACCACCTGTAAGAGCCATTTGATTTTTTAATTGATTACCATAACGAACAAGTTCATCACAAATACGTTTTGGAACTGCTGATTTAAAATACCAATAATAATTTGTTAAATTCATAATCTTTCTTTTACCACCATATAAATAACATACTTATTATTTTTTAATTGTCAACTATTCTACTTCGTCTGTAATTTGATTATTAATCCAAGTCCAATTCCAATTTTCATCTGGCTCATCACATAATGTAATAGCATACCATTGTTGTTCTTTATTTATAAAAGTATCCCCATAGTCTTCTTTCCATGGTTGACGATGATATACTATTGCAGGAAGTCCTCTAATTTCAGGTTTTCCTAATTCAGTTAATTTATCTTCTCTTGCTGTCTCTATGTCAGGAGCCCATCCCCACCTTATTAATTGATAGTTAGATGGTTTGGTTGCAATAAGGTTGTCTATTAAATTTTTTTTACTATCTAAATTGTAAAATAAATATCTCATAATTATCCTGTTGGCATTGCTAATTTTCTGGCTGTACCATTTCCTCCTGCTACACCATGCCCTATTCCTACAACTGGTGCAGGACTATTTGGGCCAGGATTAGATGGGTTGAATGGGTTATTAGGCGCTGAAACAGAAGTTGGAGCAGCGTTTGCAGAAACTGTTCCAGATCCAAAAGAATCTGCAGTAGCAAAAATACTCACATGACCACCACCTCCGCTTCCACCACATTTACCACATTGTGCAAATCCACCTGAAGGACCAGGAGCATCATTACCATTAGTACCAGTTCCAATTGGTGATCCTTTCCAATTTGCAACTTGTCCATTTGATGTTACAGAACCACAACCACTTATTGCGCCTGATACATATATTACTAATGATCCTGCTGTACCTGGTGTTCCATTATCTCCAGCATTAGAATCTCCACAAGGTTGATTATAAGTTCCTCCAGGGTTTCCATTACCACCACTAGAATTACCATTACCTGTCCCACCAGCATTACCACCAGCTCCACCATTAGCAGTTCCTGCTGTTGCGTTGGTTACCGTACTGTCACCTCTTTTATCAATTCCTCCTCCGCCAGTGCCACCAGTAAAAGCAGTTCCTGCCGATCCTGCTCCTGATGGATTTATGGGTGCTGCAGGGTTACCACATAATACAAAAAATAAACCACTTGCTCCTCCTCCAGTCCCACCACCACTTCCATTAGCACCATTATTACTTGCTGATCTATTGGGAGGTGTTGTATCTGTTGGAGAAACTATTGCTCCACCTCCACCTGCTCCACCTGCTGCTGTAATTTCTGGATCAGGAACACAAGAATATGTTCCAGGAGATATAAGTTTAATAGCTAAAGCTGTTCTTGGTGCACCAGTTGGTGAATGATTTGCACCTCTACCAACAGAACCACCGTTATCATATCCCATTGAAATAGTGCCATTGACTGTTAAATCTCCTTTAACATAAATAGCTGTAAATAATTTTCTGTGATCAGGTTTTAAAACTTGACATGCATTAATAGTTAAATTTCCATTTACATAAATTAATGCTGATCTTGAATCTTCTGTTGAAGTAAACCACGCAGGTCTTGAAAAAGATGAAACTGTTTTAGGTCCATTATAATAAGTATAGTCATAAGAACCCAATGCTTGACAAGCAATTGTAAGTGTTCCACCTGCTTGAGCAGCAGCGCTAGATATTGCCTCTGAATGTCCTGCCCATACACCAGCTTTTCTTTTAGCAAATTGTTCTTTTAAAGTCCATGCTCCAGAAGCACTACCTTGATTAATTAAACTACCATTTAAAGCAAATCTTAAATCAGCCGCTGCTTTATTACCAGCTGTTAAAGAAGCAGCTGTACTACTTTTTGATGCTCCAATTAATCTAGCCATTTAAAGTCTCCTATTCGGACACCCAAGCTGAGCCATTCCAATTATAAACTGTTTTTGGATCTGAAGTGTCGTTTGATTTAGTTGCTTCCCAACCTGTATCGTTGTCAGCGTTATATTTTGTTTCGTTCCATTTAATAAAATAAGTCCATGAAGGTGTTTCTTCACCATCATCAACTACTGATGGATAAGTTATTGGTGCTTGCCAATCGTCACTTGAATCAAGTGCCCATGAAGCATGAGGTTGCACTCCTAAAAATTTATTTTTTGATGCATTGTATATCATACCTATACCTGCATATTGTTTTCTAAAATTATTATTGTAAGAAGTTTGTTTCCATGTGCCACCACCAAAAAAATTTACACACCATGTTTCACCATCAGCGTGTTCATCTGACGGTACTTCATTGTTAGCAACAACTACTACTCTTTTTACAATTAAATGTGTATCAGATGTAAAACCTGTTGGATCTGTTTTTGATTCTAATTCTGCAAAATGTGCCATATGATTTTATTTATATTTTATGCTCCGTTTATTGTCAACGTTCCTGATGCAGTAAATTTAGCTATCTTATCACCACCTGGGTGCGTAGATAATGTTCTAGCAGGTGTTGGACTTCCTGATAAAACAAAGTCACCAGGAACTCTAACAACAACAATACCTGATCCACCTGCTCCACCGACAGCACTTCCTCTTCCAGAGCCACCGCCTCCACCACCAGTATTAACTGTTCCAGCGTTACCATTATTACCACATCCTGTAGCACCAGCTCCTGCACCTCCAGCTCCTGCTGATCCTGCAGCAGGGCCAAATCTTGAACCTCCGCCTCCACCGCCAGCATAACTAGTATCTGGTCCTAATATTGTATTTGGTGCTCCAGCTCCACCATTACCACCACTAGTTCCTCCTGCACTACCTGCAGCAGTTGCTCCACCTCCACCTGAACTTGAGTTATTTCCTGTGTCAGTAGATGATGTTGTTCCTCCATTATTACCTTGAGGAGGATCTGTTGGTGGAGTATTACCACTACCACCTGGGGCAGTTCCACCTTCTCTTGCTCCACCACCTCCACCAGAACCACCATCATCACCTGCTCTTCTAGAGTAAGTACCACCTCTACCTCCACCAGCTGATTCTATAGAACTAATAGAGGAAACAGCTCCTGAAGCATCTGCAGCTCCACCAGCCCCAACTGTAACTGTGTATTCTCCTGGTCCTAAACTTAACGCTGATCCTCGTAATGGAGATGGTCCAAAACCTGATGCACGATAACCTCCAGCACCACCTCCAGCAGTACCACCTTGTCCTGGATTACTTCCAGCTCCTCCACCGCCAGCTACTACTAAATAATTTAATGATGCATTTGCTCTTGTTATCCATTCTGAATTTTTTACTTGATCATAAACCTCGTTTAATGTCCATCTACCTGATGCACATTTTGGTGTTGTTTCTTTTATAACAACTATACCTGAACCACCTGCACCGCCAGCTCTAGG